TTAGTATAGTATGAGGGTATGGACCAACGGGTGCTTTGATATACTTCATCGTGGCCACATAGAGATGTTTAAGTATGCGAAGTCAATGGGAGATTATTTAATTGTAGGAATTGATTCTGATGCCCGCGTAGCGGAGACCAAAGGCGCCACCCGACCGATTAATAACCAAAAGGATCGAAAAAGAGTGCTTGAAGCTATTAGATATATTGATGAAGTGGTGATATTTAATGACGACGCGTCCCTTAAAAAGAAAATAAAACAGAGTAAAATAGATATATTAATTGTAGGATCGGACTGGCAACATAAAAAGGTTATAGGATCACAACATGCAAAGAGACTATGCTTTTTTAATCGATTAAAGAAGTATTCTACAACCAATATTATAGAAAAGGTGTGTGATGGTATACGTGTTTGATATAGATGGAACGATATGTTCCTTGACGGATAGTCAATACGAAGCAGCTCAGCCGTTTGAAAGCAGAATTGAAAAGGTAAACGAACTACATGAGGCGGGCCATACTATAATTTATAATACTGCTCGCGGTATGGGCCGCTCGGACAACTCTCCCGCATATGCTAGTAAGGCCTTTTATGATTTAACCAAGGGGCAACTAGAAAAGTGGGGTGCCAAGCATCATCTTTTATTGCTGGGGAAACCAGCAGGAGATATTTATATTGACGATAAGGGAAGCAATGCAGACGACTTCTTTGGAAATTAATTTTGTCCCCAAAGGGTGGGGATTTGAAAAGTGGATCGTAAACTGCGAGGAGTATTGCGGGAAGTTATTATATTTTGTTAAAGGCAAGCGCTGTTCATGGCATTTTCACAAGCTTAAAGATGAAGTGTTTTATGTACAGTCCGGCAAGCTTTTGGTAAAATATTCCGATGCTGACGACCTAGCAACAGCGCAAGAGGTAATATTAACTGCCGGCGATAACTTTCATGTTTATCGAGGCTTACGGCATCAAATGAGAGCGCTAGAAGATACGGAGTTGTTTGAGTTCTCAACTCAGCATTTCGACTCGGATAGCCATAGAATACTGAAAGGAGACTAAAATGAAATTAAGCAATCAAGCAAAGGGGGCCCTAATGATGGCTCTACAAAAGTGCTTATTAGAGGAGACTGACATAGTGCCATTATTAGAAAGTATGGACTTTGAATTGACCCCGGGCGATGACGACACCCTAATCGTTGCAAACCCACCCGTCGTTGAACTTGGCGGTGTACAACTTAGTGATAACATTAAAGATCTATTAGAAGAAGAGAACTAATGCCTCGCTATTTATATAAGTGTGACCAGTGCAAAGAACTTACTCCGGCGATGCACCCCGCAGATGAAAAATTGTTGGACTGCGAAAAGTGTAATCAACAAGGAGCGCTCAGAAAGCTGCTTACTCGGCCAACTTATATAAAAAAACAGGAACATTCACCAAAAACCGGAGAAGTAACAGAAGAATTTATAGTTGACGCGCGTGAAGATCTAAGACGACAACAAGAGGATTTACATAAAAAGCGATGACGTGGTTAATACTAGGATTGGTGGTTTCTCTATTGGTAAACAGCCTATTGGTGTGGTATTGCTTTAAGATTTTAGGCAAGCTTCTCTATACATCTGATAATTTGGGAGATTTATATATTATTTTTCATGAGTTTGAGAGATTTATTTCTTCCCTATATGAAATGGAGATGTTTTATGGAGAGCCAATTATAGAAGAGCTAATCGGAAGAACAAAGATGGTCCAGCAAGAACTAAATAAATTTGAGGAAATTTATTCTCTTACGACGGATGTAGAATTAATTAAAGAGGAGATTGCAGATGCCCGAAATGCGGCCGATCAAGAAGCGCCGTAAGAGGCGCAAAAATCATTATTTCACTCAAATCCATGAAGATGCGATTGTAGAATATGCCAAGATAAGCTGTAACAAAAGACGGACAGTATTATATGTAGAATTCATACAACCAGCCTTTGACGAGATGGTGAATAAAATAATCTTTACTTATCGTTTTACAACATTACCAAATATTGATTCCTTGCGAGACGAATGCAAGGTCTGGCTTACTACCATTTTAGACAAGTATGATCCAAATAAGGGATCAAAAGCATTTTCTTATTTTAGTGTGGTAACCAAAAACTGGTTTATTCACAAAGTTAAACAAAACTCGCGCCGAGCTAGAAAAGAAATCTACCTGGAAGACATGCTTAACCAGCTAGAAGAGGAGGTGGTCTCCAAAGAAAAGCAATATGATCAGGTCCGAGAGGAGCAAGAGTTTTGGAATAATTTTTTTATTGAGCTAGCTGACTGGGACGGGGACATGCTCAAAGAGAATGAAAAAAAGGTTCTTAAAGCGGTGAAAATCCTCTTTGAGTCTTCCGAAGATATCGATATTTTTAATAAAAAAGCTATTTACTTATACTTACGGGAGATTACGGGGCTCAATACAAAACAAGTTGTCAACAACCTCAATAAACTACGCAAGAAATATAGGGTTTTTAAAAACAAATGGGAAAGCGGCGAAATCTAGAAGAATATATCATCGAGGCAACACGCAACATCCGTGAAGACCGGGCCCTCGCCAAGTCGCTCCTTGTTGATACGATGAACGACATGAAGATGTCAGACGCCGCCCGAAAGGAGCTAGGCTCCATCGCAGCTAAATACGTAGAAAACCTACAACGATCTAATGAACAGATGGTTAAGATCTCGGCGTTGTTGCAAAAGCAACAAGGAGGCGCCGTCGGCCTGTCCGAAGAAGATAAAGAGGATTTGTATGATATGCTGAACGAGGAGGAAGAGTAGTGTCTGGACGCCCCTCCACAGCCGGCGTTAATGCCATGGTCGGTACTTTGATATCGCAAGGGAAATTTAAAGAATTTTTGAGGCAGTATCGGCAAAAATATTATACATCTCTCGACCAGGCTGTTTTTGATCCCGGGATGTCGAGCATTTTTTCACTGTTAAAGGCGACAGTCGAGAGCAATTACACAACACGTTCAGGCAATAACCTTTTAGATATCGAAACAGATGCTGTTGTTTTTGCCATAGTGCCATATGAGTTTTCGTCGACCGATAACAATGATTCTTCGGATCTTGATGCATATGGCCAGACGAAAAACTGGGATCGCCTCGAACTTAAATGCTATATTTTATCCGATCCTCGCAGTCGTGTTGCATCTCCCTCTGTGGATATCATTTTGCAGGCGTTCCAAAACGAACAGCGCACCGGTACCCCCTCGGAAACACTTAGACTGCTGCCCACTTTCAGTTATGATATGAGTCATCAGACGGGAGTACAACCAATAGTGGGAGACATTGTAAAGGTAAAATCCGATTCTTCTGCTTATATGACTGGTGTATGCACCGCGGTCACAAAAGCCAATATAGCATATATGTTGGCAGCTGCTACCGAGCAACAGTACCACATGTCCGACGCTCTCACTGCTATGGATACCAAACTATCAACCAACATAGGCGGCATCGCGGAGTGCGCAGACAACAACGCACCTCGCTATAATCCTCAAAGTATGAGCATTTCCCCACAAGGGAAAAAGTTTATATCTGCGCATGAGGGTTATCGTGGATGGATTTATGACGACAAGCCCGGCACAAATGACAATTCTGCGGACTGGATGGGACCCTCGGCAATTGGTGGCACCCCTTCGACCCGGTGGAAATGGGCAGACTACTATATTCCCCGCTCGACAGCGTTAACCCCAGATTGGTACACTGTATACAGGCCCGGCTGGCCCTGGGGAACCAAGACGGTCCCAAGTATTGGCGACGGTCACGCCATTAAAGTACGTGACCCCAATCCTAGCAGAGGCTCACTTCTGGGCGACGAGGTTAACGAAAGAGAAATTTATGACAGAAATTTTAAGCAGGACCTCCAAGGAATGCCTTCTCGTAATGAGCGTCAGCAGAACTCGCGAGGAAACTGGGCTAGCAAGAAAGCGCGAATTGGATATAACCCCAACGAAGACCCCGCACCGGTAAGCAGGGCCCAGGCCGAAGAGCTACGAGATGTCGATATCGAGGCCCACTGTGTATACTTTAAGAGTAAGATAAATGTCCCAATCACTCAAAACCAATTTGATGCCATGGCCTCTATCTGTATTAATAAGGGCCCAAACTTCTACGGATTAAGGGAACTGATTAAAGAATTAAATAAGGGCAATTGTGATGAAGCGGCAAAATGGTTTATGAAATCAGACACAGAGCTTGTCTCGCAAGGTACAAGCGCCGGCCATGTATCGCGCCGAACGAAAGAGGCTAAACTATTTGCGGGGCATGGATACACCGGGGCCCAAGGACTGGACGTATTTGCACAGGTCCTCACAGATCATCGACAGGCAGCTGCTGAAACATTTGTAGAGAGCAAGGGAAAATACAAAAAGTGGGTCGGAAAATCCGGTTGGTTTGATCAGCAGCTTCAAGACTCGGATAATCCCGTGGTACAGGTTGCAACCGTGGCCCAAAACATGCCGGTAGCAAATCGAACGCCATGTTCTTACCTATATCCGGATCCGGTACCGGGTTCTGACACGGTAGTATATGGTTCGCCCCCCGGCTGCGACGATCAGACAGGATAAAAATATGAGCGGAGAAGAAATAAAATATACGAGGCCGCAGCTTATAAAGCTAGCCACTGATTTTTCTAGTGCCCCCTTGCAAAAGATGCAGGCATATACTAATGCTAGTATACAGCATAAGTTTGATTTTTCTGGTATTGCAGGCAACCGGTCTATGGAGACGGTTCCTTTGTTTAAACAAACCCCTTCGGAAGCTGTATATACGAACGATAGAAACGCATGGCTCGTGCTGGGCGTTGATCGTAGTAAGGGAATCACCACCGGCTACGGAGGCCGCGGCACTACTCAATGTGCTGCGATAGATCTTGTGGCGGGGCGTATGGCCTCTTATGCCCGCGGCCTCGATGATGAGGGAAATCCAATAAAAGTGAATCCCGATTTTACAGTTGATGCGGCTCGTGTTTATATTAGTCAAAAATCCGACATTGATGAATACTTTAACATAGTAGACGGAAAGGTGGGCAACCCCCCCGCCAGATCGGCGGTGGGAATAAAAGCTGACGAAATTCGAGTTGTAGCGCGCGGTGGCATTAAATTAGTAACCGGAACCGATATGCGCAACTCACAAGGCGGCAAAGACATTTTAAGCCGCGGCATAGATTTGATAGCGGCTAATGACGATTCCGATCTGCAACCCCTTGTAAAGGGAGACAATTTGATTCTTTTCTTAAAGGGTATGATATCCGAAATTGAACAGATACGAGAAATCCTTTATGATTTCTTAAAATCGCAACGAGCCTTTAATGACGAGATCATGAGTCATACTCATTATTCTCCTTTTTACGGCATGTCGACATCACCAAGTTTTGGCTCAATGTACGCCACCGGATTAAAGACTATTATTCACCAATGTGCTCAAACCGAAGTAGGGGGTATAGTACCAAGCACAACTAGTCTGAGCGCATTGCAGAATGCCTATTTGGAGATACCAAGCGAGGCGTATATTCTCAGTGGATATAACAACACTAATTAGGAATTTTTGATGAGCGGCATAGCATTAACACGAGATTGGCGCCGCCGCCAGCTTAACAAGCCATGGGTTGTAAAGGGTACCCCCGGACAGCCCGATATCATTTATATTGCCATCCGAGGCGACACTGGTGAGAAGCCAGCAGATGCAACTGGCATACCGGATCTCTTCACAGGTGCAACACGCCAACACGCCGTACAAAGAATATTAAACTACTATGGAAAAGTAGGGGCTTCGCAGGTAATTGGCGAACTTCTCGAGTCAAAAATGGGCTATCATTTCTCGGGTCGACCGGACACTCGGGTTACCTTGTTATATGCACTCCCGGCTGCTAGTGTAGACCTTTTGCCGTGCCGAGGGCCGTTTGCCTCCGCCGGCGTCCATCACCAGTCGTATGCTATTTCCAGGCTGGGAATGAGAATTCAAGATCTGTCGACCCTGTTTAAAGAATATGAAAATCAATATAAGTTTTATTCCGGCCGAGTAAAGCCGCCCATTAGCTTTTCTAAGTTTTATAATAGACTTCGTCTTGCCCACGAAAAGATAGTGGAGTTTATAGAAGTTAACGGCATTGAATATCGCCCCACGGAAGACGACACTCTGCAAATTTCTTTTAATCAGGACTATACAATTAACCATATTGTAGTAACCCAAGACGGGATGGACAAACACCTGATAAAAGCGAACCAGTATTATTTTGAGGAAGCTGACGCACTTACTAATGCCGTAACCAATAAAATACTATATAATCTTTCGGCAATTTATTCGACGCGTAATGCTGGATATCCGTGGTCTCATTTCGTTAAACTATACGTAGATAATACGACCATTGATTATGATGGGTTGCCCCAGACTCCCAAGGCTTCCGAACTAATTGCTAACTCGCAAGATGATATCAACAAGCTTTTCATGAGCATAGACACATCTAATGCAGTTGAGCAAGCTGTTCAAGATCAGGCAAATCAATTGCAGATGCTTAATGAAGCAGCCAGCGAAAAAGAAGAAAAGATCTCAGCCGATTTACAAAAAATTGCTAAAAAGTTATCCGAAGCGGAAGGGAAAATAAATGTAGTTCGTGAAGTGATAGGTATGTTAGGCATCAATCATTTAATTGAGGCAGCCTTGGAATGCTTAACATTACAAACCGGCGTTCCAATGGATTCAAGCTTTTTGGGAATCCCGCTTCCCGGCACCTCTCCGTGGGAAAAACCAAAGCCCCCCGTTCTTTTAAAAATACCTAAAATGTATCCCGTCAAGCTGCCAAAAATTAATATTGGTCAAGCGTTGGCGGACGAAATCAAGAAAAGTCTTAAAAACTTAGGTCTTGAAGTCATGGCCATGGTTATGCAAACATTGGCAGAACTGATTTTGGAACTCTGTACTGATCAAGACAGAGACCAGATTGGCAATTCGCCCCCCCTGCCGTCAATCATCAACGATTATCCAAGTCCAAACCAGGCCTTTAAAGACGATCCTACTTATGGGCCCGGTGCAATGGGGGGGATGCTTGCATGTTTGAGCGACTACGGGATTCTCGAACCGGATGCGAATGAGTTTTTTACAAAGCTTTCTAATAGCGTTAGCCCCCAAGAGATTTGTGATGCACTGAATGGGGCCCCGTCGACAGCTTTCCTCGAAGTCGTTTATAACATAAGCATGCTGAGTGCCGGCGACACGATACATCAGGCATTCATTTATACGTCTCCCACTGGCGTGAACTATCTGAACAAAGACATCGTGATAGATTTCTTTTTGTGTATAGGAAAGTTGGTGTCGCCTGACTTCTGTGTTGTAGCCTATACGCCAACAATTGTAACTTTTGCAGAGAATGCAGATGTTTGTGCCTTAGAGGATATGCTGGTTGAAAAAGTCGACGCTGATGCATTGAACCAACTAGCGGTAGCCTATCAGAACCTAGACGATCTAACAATTCCAATTCCCAGCATGACTCCCGGCTGCGGTGTGGTGCCTCCTTTAACCGCCATGCCAGCCCTTAATCATTCTGTAAACACTCTTTTTAATTCGGTTTTTGAAACGCCCAAGGCGGCATTTATAGAAGATATTCAGGGCCTACAAACCATTATGATGGTGCCAGCTACGGCGGCTGATGCTGAGCGAGCAGATCTCATAGAGCAGATCGAACTGGCCATGGCTCAAACGGGAGTCGACCGCACCGACCTAAATAAGCCGGACCCGGGCCCCCCATCGGCCGGAGATTTCTTGGAAAATCTTATGGGCGAAGTCGGCCCGATCCTCGCGCAGCTCCCGGGATACACGCAAATTCAGGGAGCTGTGGACTCCGCCTTTGATACACAAATTTCTTCCCTTCAAAGCGGCATAAATTATGAGATCAACCCGGCGTATCAAGAAGAAATGGGCGGTATTGAACAGAGCATCGACACCGAGTGGACGGATGCTCTGGACCTTTCGGAAGGTTCTCAGAAATCATGGTTTTGGATTACAGGAGAGGGATTCTTATTTTACTATTCTCCTCAGCAACATGCGGGCTCCGTAGCATCATCAAATGAAATTAAATTGGTCCCGGGAGACCAACAAGATGCCTCCACGGCCGTTGATTTCTCCAAGGCGGACATGGGCCTTCGAAGAATACAACAGGCTGCTACACCCTTCGCTGACTTTCTTTACAATCCGTTTGAGCAGGATGCGGCCATAGGTGTCTGGCTCGAGATGGATACAGACGATCCCCAAACCCAGATCGACGAGTCCGAGACGGTGTTGTCCCAAGTGGGCGCCACTCCTCCTAGCACCATAGCGGCTGACATAACCAATAATTTGAAAAAGCTCTGGTTCCCGGCCAACCTGTCGGCCATGAATTTATTGGCTGCTGAGATTGTTTCGTCGCCACTCTTCAATGTTGAGGAGTTTGAGAAATTAATCCTCGTGCCCAAGCCGTGTTCCGACAGCCCGTCGGGTACTTATGGAGATCTTTCAGGGTTTGATGATATCATTAAACAGGCAAAACAAGATTTCCAAGATAACGCATCAAGCTGCCAAGACGAGCGCCCATGTACAGTGGGTCCCGTTGAAGATTCATTGATATTTGCTCTCACCAGCGCGTATATCCAAATGATGATTTTGGAGCAGCTCCTAAAAAATATTTGGCTTATAGATGCTTATGGATTTACGCACTATTCAACCAACGATAAAGTTATCGAGATTATAAGAGAGTCGGTTTTGCGCAATTTAGGCACACCGGAGGCCCGGCAAGCTGTGGACTTATTATACGCCGGCTGTGTATTGCATGTTGATAAACTTCGTCAGAGGCACAATATAGAATTTCCGGCCGACCTCAATAAATTGCCCGACCCAATACAAGATCCAGCGTCGGGCATCATGGTAACTATTCCGACGGATGCAGTGACAGCTTTTGAATCCTCAGATGGATCTTATAAGACAATTTTGGCCGGCGCAGCTACAAATTTTGGTTATCCGTCGGCTCTCGTCGCCGCGACTTACGCCTTGGATTACATGATCAAGCTCCGACTTTTCCAAATGGGCCCCGCGGTCGCCGAAGGATTTGGTCATGGCGACGCTAATATATATGAGCGCTATTTGTATAATGGAATTCCAACGGTAGATGTCTTGGACGGCGCACTATCTTGGGATATTCGAAACGACCTCCGCATAGCGCCTTATGTCGACGATGCTATTTTGGGGACACCCGATGAACCTTCGGCTACTGCCATCGCTCTTGGAATGACGAACGCGCGCCTCTGGAACCCACTAGTAATTAAGTTGATCGCAAACAAGTCATCCGGACACTCGTGGGCCTCAAATCCAAATCTTGATTTACAAGGAGCAGGGGCATCTAAATGGAACTATAATGGCTTTTCTGATGACGAGAAAGACGATATAGGTAAAAACGGGGCAATTGCATTGGAAAAGTATGTAAAGTTTGACCTTGATATAAACTATTATAAACGTCTCAGAAACTCTCTAAATCAAGTTGATCAACAGATTTATGCCCTAATCCAGTCCGAGGTGGAAAATTTAATAGGAATCAGTGCAGCCGATGCCGGCAATGCGTGGGGGGCGGATATCACCCCATATCCGATGACTAATTATCAAAAAGCGCCGAGTGCCCCATGGAAGACCGATCCAACCATCATAACACTTACTGTAAGCCAAGAAAAGTTTAGCAACCTTTATGGCCTGTTTAGGCGCCCAACCGATGTGACTTCCATGGCAACGACCTTGTCATCTCTCGGTGTCGAGGGGGCTTCTATGCTAACGGAAGCTCAGGATATTATCAGCGCGCAGCAAGCCGAACGCGAGAGCCTTATACCCGAAATAACCTATTACTATGAGTGGAGGACCCCGGGAGGCAGCAGCCATATACTGCGTCGCGCCTCAATGAAGGGAAAGCTCAATGAAGGAAATTATGAGGCGGTACGCTATTGGTTTAATGAGTTGAGAGGAGACCAGGGGAACCTTCATGATTGGGACGCATTGTCGGAGGAGAACTCTATCCCTACCACCGCGCTTCGGGGATTTTATCCGGAGACTTTCCAGGAGGCAGAATTTCCTGGTCCTCATCAAAATGTTTCAGTCCCCGGCATGGGACCCGGCGCCTTCAATATTGTGGGGATGGGAGGGATCGACACATCCTCAAACCCTCTGGCCTTGAACTATACTCGCGACTGGCAGATAAAATTCCCCAGCGGAGATACTGACACCGTGCGCGCCGAAAGCGCCGGCGTGCTGCCTGTCGAACTCGCGAGTGCAGAGGGCCCTAGGACCGGATACGATTATGAAGGTTTTAATGGTCGCATCGGAGTTTTTTATAGAGATAAACAAGCCGGCCCTCTCACGACACCAACTTATCGCGTTGTTTTTGTGCCCCAAATTTTTAACACGCTGAACAAGCCAAACCATATTCCGGCTCTCCCCGGCGGCGGTCACGTCCTTGCCGGCACACCTTCCGATATCTATTCTTTTGACGAGGCCTCTCAACGATCTTCGGTATTATTAGCCCCGGATACTGTGGAACCTCAGCCGGCCTCGTTCCTTAATTTAGCACTTCACACCTATCCATCTCATGATTCTTACGAGGACCACTATTCATCGCCTGGGGGTACTTCGGCTGGGGGGGCGCGCCCTTACTATTCCATAGCGGCCGACTCTCCGACCCTTCCCGCCGATCTCCGCGTGCTATATGATGCTACTGCCAATGCTTTGACGGACGTCCTCGACACAGTTCCCGCTAGCGCCACAGAGTGGGATTTGGAGGAATATGATATCGAGTCCGTCGGCAGGAGCACTGGCCACGATCCTACGAATGGCCAAGTTTTCGCCATCAGTGCAGATACCGATCTTTTCGACAATTCGCAGTCAGAACTTTCTGCGATGTCCGTGAGCGCTTGGAAAACCAGGATTGATGAAATAGATAATCTAATAGACATACAGAATACAATTATAGACAACCTCGCGGGAGACATAGCAGCAGCAGACCTTTTAACCACTTTGGTAACGAATGTTCGTATCGGCGCTCGCCTCGCCTATTATTCGCCCGTTATGGCCGTCGACGATCCATTGCTCGTGTCAATTAGTGAGCGATTAGGTTATGGTAGCCCCTATGGATCGAGCCTTCGTCAGTCTCCCTCCCAAATGGAAGTTTTTTATAGAACCAAAAGTGGATATTTAGTAGAAGCCGATGATGGTTATGTTTTTAATGCATCCTTGGGTATGGCCGAAGAATCAGTAATCTTGCCAGATTTGACTGCTCAAAGCTTTGAACTTAAATTACCGCTTTCCAGAGATAAGTATCCTATGATCACAGTTCCCGATCCTAACAACCCAGGGAGCACCATAGAGGTAGATACGAGGCCGACAATAGAGGACATAGCAGGATCCGGTAATTATATGCAAAATGTTTTTGAGGCTCACAAAAAAGACCTCTATGGGGCCCTTGTCGCTCAACCAGATGTAGAGCGGCTGTTTAGTGAAATTGTTAGCGTTAAAGATATGGTCGCCCTCTTGTTTTTGTATGGACTTAATATAAGCGAACGATTAGAGCGCGGTCAGGGACCCGAGCACCAATTTAAACGTCTCTTTAACGATACCAAAGCAGCTTTACGAACAGGCCTGGGGGCAACATTCCACGCAGCAGATTATTGCTATGAAGATCCCGACAGCAAGAGTGCTGCACAAAAAGCGCAGGAGGCCGCGATCGGAATGGGTATGGAAGCAGCCATTATGAGCGCTCAGATGGGGGCCTCATTCATATTGAAAATGCTAATAGAAACTCCTTTGCGTATTCTTAAAGGCCTGGCAGAGGTAGCAGACCCTCATGTTATAGTGGGTAAGATTATTAAGGACCAGACGGGCCACATCATTAAACAGATCGAGCCTTATTGGCCCGGCGCCCAGCTTCCGCTTCCGTGCCCGCCGGATAATGCGCCCGATGAAATGTTTGGCCCAACCGGTGTCATCGCACAACTGAATCAACTGACGGACATTCTCGAGCCCACATTTGTTGATTTCCTGCGGAGTAATATTGCCAGGACCCCCCTGGGAGACGTGCCCGACGCTGTCCGTATGACGGTATCCGAGGACGGAGTAGACATGATAGGGAAACTGCCTCTACTGTTCTTGCCTCCGCCGTTCATTTTTGGAATCATATACATACTTTTGGACTTGATTAACAAAGACATGCTTACTCTAAATGATACCTCAGAAAGTCAGATAGTGTGTCCCGCGGATCTTGAACTGGGCGAGGTTCTAATGGCCAATGGCCAAACACTACCGTGCATTAAACCGCCCGCGGCGTTGCCAAAGGTTATCGAGCCGTGCCTGCCACCGGCCGACCCAGGCGCGGAAGTTTGTCAGGATACTCCGGCCGGCCCGGTTACTACATGTGATGACTAGCTTTTTGTTTGAGTTTATAACTTCATTAATAACTAATTAAACTGTAAAAGGAAAAAGATATGAGAGGCTTCTCCCCAAAATTTCCGCTGCAACGAAGTAACAAGGGTGGCGTTTATACCGTAAACACTACTTTTAAGGACACCATTCAGCAGAATTTTAAAAATCTAGTTTTGACCAACAATGGCGAGCGCGTGATGGATGTTAATTTTGGAGTAGGGATCAGATCTTATTTTTTCGAACCCAAGACGTCTACCATCTTAGCGGACATTTCCGATAAGATTCATTTTCAGGTAAAAAAATATATGCCCTTTATCACAATTAACTCCATAGAATTTACCGGAGGCGACGACGACTCCAATCTTATTGGGGTGGCTATAACGTATACAATCGTACCCCTAGAACAAAAAAATCAACTAACTATTAGTTCGGATGGCGAAGGGATATAACTAAGAGGAAAACAAATGGCTTCCAATTCTAAAAAGAAAACAAGGCTTATTGATTATACAAGTCGCGACTTTAACAGCATCAAGGCTGATTTGACTAGTTATGCCAAGCGGCACTACGCGGACAGTTTCAAAGACTTTAATGATGCAGGATTCGGCGCCCTAGTATTAGACTCCGTGGCGTATGTGGGCGACATTCTATCGTTTTACCTAGATTATCAAGTTAACGAATCATTCTTAGACACAGCGCTAGAATATAATAATGTAGTTCGTTTGAGTCGCCAGCTAGGTTACAAATACTCATCTACTGCTGTATCTACCGGCGAAGCCCAATTCTATGTTAAAGTTCCAGCAGACAGCACCGGCGCGCCCGCGTCAGACTATTATCCGACACTCCGTGTTGGAAGTCAATTTACTTCGGTGGCAGGCACACTTTTCACCCTAACCGAGGACCTATATTTTGGCGCCAAAGGGAATCAAATATTAATTGGAGGAGTCGACGCAAGTACCAATATACCTA